GCTCGATTAAAACACATCAAGTTTAAGGGAACAAAATTTCCGTTCTTTAAGATTAGAGTCGAATAAAGATTCCAAACCACTTAACATCATCACTAAAAGTATCGATCATCATACCAAGAGTAGTGGTCCGGAGTGATAATGCTTTCAAACCGGTCACGTACCTATGATATTTCGCGATGTTCTTGTCCATCATAATTGGTTTCTTCAAATTGAGATAACTATTCTTCAGAATCCACAGACAAAATTTCTTGAAATGTTCCATTGTGTTGGCGACAGACATCGATAACGAGAGAAGTCTTCCGACGGCTTCTTCATACGAGTCGCACCAACGACTAGGATAGCATGCTCTACCAAACACGTCGACTTCGTCTCTCTTGAAAGCGTTGACTTCGTCGAAGTGTGTTGATAGAACAGGATTTTCCAAGACGCTCGATCCAGTTGTGTAAGATGATTTTGGTTCAGAATGGAATTTTGTTCCGAAATGCGCCGCCGCAGATTGAAAATCCGAGAGTGTTAGTCCAGGAGTGGTGTGAAAAGAAACTCCGTCGTCTCCTCCTGCATACACCTCTCCCTTCAACAATGCTCTTTTCTCTAATTTGCGGGTAATTGCGCATCGGTCAAGCACATTAATGATCAGCCAAAGTAGTAAGGTGCAATTAGAGCCTGATGGAAATCCACCATCTTTGCGATACAAGATATCACAGAAGACGAACGGAGTGTTGATGAAATACCATTTTAGGTAACTCCAGACACGTCGAAATTTCTCAGAAGTAGCATCGGTCACGTCCGAGAATCCAACAGCCTTGAAGTCGATCCAATTTTCCAATATTCCAAACGCTTTACGCAATTTCCACGCAGGCACTTGTTTGTCACCTTTCACATAATCTCCAATGAATACTGACTCGTCCTTTTTCACTTTCCGAAGCAGAGCTCCGACCTTGGTGAACATCCCTCTTCCAATCATGACGGGAAGGTCGTCGATATCTCTTTGTTTAATTAGTTTCTTGTACACATCAGTGACAAAAACACTCTCTAAACAAGAGATGACGGCAGGGTAACACCATGTTGCTCTAGAAACAATTTTGTCTTTTGGGGCAACCATAGGTTTCAGGAAAGGGCGGACAGGAGGAGTCTTGTAGTCAATGAATTTCTTCGTTGGCGTATCAGCAATGTGATTGAACAATTGATAAGCGTCGTCAATGATCTTGTCTCGAAGGTCGCACCGTCGTCCAAAGTCGGGAAATCCAGAATTCGTGTTGTCAGGAGAGTACCAGTGAATCTTGCGGAGCGGCACTTTGTGCGGCAAAGTGAAAAGTTTCGTGCAATCATCATAGGCTAAATCGAATGTCATTCTGTCTTGATTTGACATAGTCGAATATCGATGTCTCTTCTGGTTGTAAAGGTTCAACTCTCTTTGCATGCCTTGCAGACTTCCAGCTGTGCGATGAAGATTGCTAACTTTCATGTGCATCTCGGAGTCAAAGGCATACAAGCGGCGTAAAATTCTTTGTTCAACAGGAGGTTCCCGGGGTTTCCAAATTTGGTTCGTCTTGTAAGGTCCAATCTTGATAAGTCCAGTTCCAGTACGCAGATCAAACTGACTGTTAAGTCGATAAGCTCTGTCCTTGTTCATCACAGCTGAGTAGGGGCTATTGAGAACTTGGGTCTTGCGTTGAAGATTTCCAATTGAGGACAGACATTGAGAAATAGTTTG